ATCCCATTTATCAAAAGGGGTAAGCGGTTTTATCAGGGTTAGCGTCTCAGCTAATTCGCCAATATCGCTCACCGTTACGACCTCACCAGATTCTTTGATATAGGCGGTCATTCCGCGAAAGTCGGGGGCTGCATCCCATGACAATCCATTCCAGATGTACGCAAATCCTTTCTTTGGCTCCGGAGCAATGGTCAGAGTGGAAAAGGCAGGAATACCGGTTCCATCAATAATACGAACATCATAGGTATCAATAAATTCACCAGTCATGGCGTCGTAACTACTGACAGTTGCAACATGTGTTTCTGTCGCATTTCCATTTTTATCAAATAACGACATTATTTAGCCCTCACAATCATATTCCACGCCGCGTTTTTCATTCTGTTTTCATTTGCCGTTCTTACAACTGACGCATTATCAAAGCCTATCTCTCTGTAATATAAATATGCTGATGATACCGCCGCTGAGGCGTACCAGTGCTGAGATGGTTTAGGTGTAATGGTGAATGCGCCGGTAGCCTGGAGAGAGTCACCTGAACCCATATCTGTAAGTTCGCCGGTTATTCTCTGCATCGCATCATTCTGTTCCGACATCAGTACACGTCCGGCATCGACACCCCGCCCCCAGTCCCACCCTCGCACCACGTTAGCACGCATATCTACGGGTAAATGCAGGTTCGGGTGTAATGTCGCAAGTAGCGGATACTTTACCGGATCGAATGACTGCCCTATGTACGGGATAAACTCCATCTTCATATCAGGGTAAATTTCATTCGGCATTTTGTCAGACGGCCATTCAATCAATTCGCCTATCATCGGTGCGCCATACTTTGCGAAATTTGGCAGTTCTTCCAAATGAAGGTATTCGAGAAGACCCGAAATGCTTTTCCCGCTGAGATTCGTCAGCGTGGCATCAAGTGGCTGTTTTCCCGCCAGCGCATTCATCACTGTTGTCGCAAAGTTAGGATCATTCCCCAGCGCCGCCGCCAGTTCATTCAGTGTGTCCAGCGCCTCCGGCGATGAACCAACCAGCCCCGCAACGGCAGATTTCACAAACGCGGTAGTGGCAATCTGCGTATTATTCGTTGACTGAACAGCAGTGGGAGCCGTTGGCGTTCCGGTCAGAGCCGGACTTGCCAGCGGTGCTTTCAGTGCCAGCGCATTGTTAATGGTGGTACTGAAATTCGGATCATTATTGATAGCTGCTGCAATTTCTTTCAGCGTATCCAGCGTTGCCGGGGCGCCACCAATCAGGGCAATAATAGCAGCCTGTACAAAGGCGGTGCTGGCAATCAGGGTACTGTTGTTTCCTGCCGGTGGCGTTGGCGTTTTAGGCATCCCTGTCAGAGTCGGGCTGTCTTTTGGTGCATACTGTGAATGAGGATCAACAGCAGCAAGATGCTTTGCCATCAGGTCATCCACATACACCTTAAGCTCCAGCACCTTATCATCCACATATTTGCGGGTTGCCAGAACCACTGCAGGGTCAATTTTCAGGGTGATGTTATCGGTGCTGCTGGTAATCAGTACCATACGCACGGTCTGCGTGCGTCCGCTGCCCTCTGCCAGCTTCGGCTTGTAACTTTCGGGGCAGTTTCCCACAGCAATAAGCGCACCTGTTTCATCAAAAAGGCCGACTTCACGGATCCACCACCCGCCCTCGTTTTCGGGGATCACCTGCTCAGCAATAATCTGGCTGCTGTTCTGCGGATCGATATACAGCATATTCAGCGCTGCACGGCGCTCCTCAGCAACTAACGCGGTCTGTTGCGCGTTGGGTGTGGGCAGCGCACCGCCACCGCTACCCACCGCCATATGGGTAATTTTAAGCGGGACACCGAGCGCGGCGGCGCTTGCCAGTTTCGCCGCGCCGATATCCGTCAGCAGGGTGTAAAATTTTGCGCTCATGGGTTCACTCTCATCGTGTCAATAACATGGACCGCCCCGCCCTCATAAGCGGTGCCGCCGGAAATAATGGTTTCGTTGATATACGGGTAGATCGTGATTTCTTCGCCGGTGTAGGTGGCTGCACCCACAAAATACGGGCCGCCTGTCTGCAGGTTGATGGACATACCAACCAGATGACGGCTGCATGGTTTTGCGTCACCGATCAGGCGCTCCAGCTCCAGATAGGTTTCTTCTGTTATGCCCTGGTCCTGCACGCCAATATCCAGACGGAACGTCCCCGGCGTTTCGCCGGTCTGCCACCACTCAATGATGCGGATCAGGAAGCCAAACGGCTCCACCACGCGCCGCACGGCGCTGGTTGTCCCCTTGTGCTGATGGATATAAAAAGCGTCCTGCACAACGCGGCGCTTGACGCTTTCTGTCCAGCTCTCATCCCAGCGGTCAACAGAAAACGACCAGGCCAGATAAGGCAGGAATCTGATCGGGCAGGTTGCCGGGTTCCACAAATCACGCAGCGATACCTGCAGATCGGAAATCCCGCTGCAGGTCTGCGCCAGTCTGCGCTCAAACGGCGACGAACCCGGCGGCAACAGACTATTCATCTGTGCCCCCGTTGGTGACGCTCCACTCTGTACAGGACGCCGCCTGCGTCTTATCCAGCACCACATCCTCCAGCGGGGACGCCAGTTCCACACGCTGGACGCCCTCCACATGCAACGCGGCATAAATGGCACTGCGGCGGATATCACGTCCCAGCCGCGTCTGACTGGCGATGTATTTCTGCAGGCTGGCTTTTGCTTCTGCCATCACAGGCTCAGCCTCCGGCCCCGGATAAAGGAAGATCGTCGCATCCACGCTGTACGGAATAATTTCAGCGCTGCGCACCGTCAGGCGGTCTGCCACCGGGCGAACCTTTTCACTGTTAAGCGCCTGCTCAACCACTGCCAGCAGGTCAGCCCCTGCTGTACCGTCACCCTCGCGACTCAGTACGGTAAGCACCACCTCTGCCGGTGCAGGACTGGTTGCGCTGGCATCAGCCACGCGCCCGTCGGCGCTTCTGGCGTGGAACTCATAGGCTCCCGTCGGCCCTGCAACGGACAGCCCCTCAAATGCTGCAGGAATACGCTGGCGTAATGCTTCATCACTTTCCATCACTGCAGCGACCGGCGGCACCGCGTCATTATCGGCAGGGACTACCGTCAGGCGCTTCACGTTGCAGTTGCCTGCCAGTTGCTCAAGGTCATTTCCCATGGAATAGGCCACCATGACCGCCTGCGCAGCCTCATTAATTCGCTGACGCAGCAGGATTTCGCGGTAAGTATTTTCCTGCAGCAGTTTGGTGACAGGTTCTGACTCCAGCGCTAACGTGCGCATAACGGCCTCCTGTTCATCAGCCGGATGGAGGGCCACAAAGGCGGCCTTGCGTTCTGCCAGCAATGCTTCAAAGTCCGGCACGTCCACAATCTGCGGCGGCGGTAGTTGGGAAAGATCAATGACTGCCATTGTCTGCTCCTGTTGATACGGAAAGGGAAACTGGCGCGCCGTTATTGCTGTGTCCGGTAAGCTCAACCACCATAGATCCGTCAAAATTGCCGCTGATGGTGATGGAGTCCAGCGTAAGGCGCGGCTCCCAGCGGTTCAGCGCCACATAGACCGCAGCCATAATCTGCAGGCGCAGCGCAGGGTTCTGTGGCTGGTCAATCAGGACAGACAGCAGGGAGCCATATTCCCGACGGGCAAGACGGCTGCCCTGCGGCGTCAGCAGAATATCCCGCACCGACTGGCGCAGATGGTCTGTATCTGAAATGGCCTGCCCGTCATTCCTGCTCATACCGATATACAACGTCATACCGGACCTCCCGTGTTAGCGCCGCCTTTCAGAACACCAGTATGCTCATGGTCATCAACTACGATCCCGTTTGAACTCATCGCGCCGCCGCCCTGGGTGACGCCGCCATTGATCACCACCTCGCTGTTAATGCGCGTGGTGTCAGCCTCCACCACAAACTCACCGGTTTTGTAGATGACGCTGTCTGATGCCTCGATCACCATGGATTTGATGCCCCTGACATGCCATCGTCCGGTGGCGGGTTCATACTCAAACCATCCCCCGTCCGGGTACTCCGTCACGCAGCCGCCCACAGAATCCGACGGTGGCGGAAACTGATTGGAGTAGATGGCGGGCAGCACAAAAGCGGTTTCCAGATTGCCGCCCATGCTCAGCACCACCACCTGCTCATCCGGCGACGGACACCACCACGTACGGGCACCACCGGCACGCAGTGTCAGCCAGTTAATCCAGTTAGTTTCAAGCTCGCCCATTTTTACCCTGCACAGCCACTTTTCCCGGTCCACTTCGGTCACAGTGCCGGTGCGGATCAGGTTGGTAATAAGGCGCATGATTTCGGTCAGTTGTGCATTCATAACGAAAGGTTGCCATCAGTGGGAAAAGGTAGGCAGTTCTGGCGGTTGTACCAGCGATGAAACAAAGATCACCCCGCCAGCCAGCGCAGCATGGTGTCACGGGTGACGGTTTCCACTTCTTCATTCACGCCCAGCAGGCGGCGCTCTGCGTAGCGAACCTCCGGGCCTTTTCTGCTGACGCGATCCCGCAGGCCGTAATGGTGAACACGGGCAATGCGCTGCACCTTGCCATCAAACTGCACGCTGGCGGAGTCCGCACTGGCGGTGGTTTTCAGGTATTTTGTGGTGCGAAGCTTTGCAAACATCTGGCGTTTGATGCGTCCCCTCTTGCTGCGAGCTGTCACCCGGCGCGGCTCATAGCCGCTGCCGTCAGGATTACGCTGCAGCCTGATGTTCTGCTGCTGCGTCCGGCGCAACTGTTGCGCCAGTTGCCGCATCATACGGCTGCGCGCGGCAGGCTCCAGATTCGCCAGTAGCGCCGTCAGCCAGTCATCCACCCTCTGCAGTTCATCCACGTTTCACCGTCCACATTTCTTCGGGTTCGTCCGGCTCCGGCACCGCTTCAACGCTTGACACGCTGCCGTT